GTAATTATAAGCGATTGCATAATTTACAGGGAAGTGATGAGTGTGTCCCTCAACCATCTGATACTGAGAAGGTGAATCCATGGAAGAAATCCATAGTCATCCCATTAGAATATACTATGAAATCAAAAACTACAACTTTCGAGCAATTATGTTCAGAAGTTGGGAAAGTGATATGTCATTGTACGGCCTATGAACCAGATACAGGTAGACGATTTGTATCTGATATCATGCCGGTTGGGAGAAATGTGTGGATTATGAATGGACATGCTATTCGTGGTAAAGATCTAGAAGTAGAGATTATCACTCATAGTCCACAATTAATTGGAGGAAATTTTAAAAGTATGATTTCACCAATTAATTGTCATTTCGTTGAGGATTCGGATCTTGTGTTCGTGTATCTGCCAGCGGGTGGTGATCGGAAAGATTTATCTGATTACATACCAAGCACGTGGCTACAAGTTTCAGGTCCATCGCGCCTTATTTATAAGGATAATACAGGCGCTTTAGATACACAGAGTGTGCATTTTAATGGTACTATTGTTGAAGTGGATGACATGCGATGTAAAGGATATGGGTATAAAACTCAAAAACCAACATTTGCCGGCCAATGTATGTCAGTTTTAATAGCTGATTTACGATTCCCAATGATAATAGGATTCCATTTTGCAGGTAAAACAGGTGATAGAATGGGTGCTGCTACGTATGTTACTAAACATATGATAGAGCAGGCCATTGAGAGATTATCTATGTTACCAGGCACTCTCTTATCTGCTCACACAGGAGACTTTTTGTTGGAACCCATAGGTCCTTATAAGAATGTCAATATGTTAGGAAAATCGCATGATAAATGCCCAACAAATTTCCTAAGTGAGGATGGTACAATGAGAAACTATGGATCGCATGATGGTTCACGTAGAAATTTTAAAAGCAGTGTGTGTCGTACAATTATTTCTGACAGTGTAACAGAAATTATGGGTCAAGAATGCATGCATGGACCACCTAAGAATATGAATTCTTGGCAACCATGGCATAGGGCTTTGGCCAATTACGTTCATCCACATGTACTTCATCAAGGTTTAATAACTGTGAGTGCTTACGATTTTGAGCACAGCATCATAAATGCTGTGCCAGATGAGACTTACAGGAAAACATGTCCCTTAGATGATGTTTCTACGTTAGCAGGTGCCGATGGTGTTTATGGAATAGATTCTATCAACATGAGCACAGGGGCAGGGCATCCCTTTAATTGCCCTAAAACAGACATTTTCACACGTCTGGACAAACCTTCCGAAACCCATAACATGCCTATAGTTGCACCTGAGTGGTTTTATGCTGAATGTGATAGAGTTAAGAAGATACTCATATCAGGAAAGAGAGCTTATTTACCATTTAAGGCACATCTTAAAGATGAACCCACAAAATTGACTAAGGATAAAGTCAGAGTATTTACAGGTTCTTCAATAGTGGCATTGGCACTGGTTAGGAAATATTATCTACCATTATGTAAAATAGTGATGGATAATCCATACTTGTTTGAGTGTGCTGTAGGTATTAATGCACATGGTCCTGAATGGGACACCTTCACCAAGAACGTTACCAAATTTGGTAGCGATAGGATGGTGGCAGGTGACTATAAGGATTATGATGCGACAATGCCTGCTTCATTAACTTTAGCAGGTTTCTCGCTCTTTATCAAGATGGCGAGGAAGTGTGGTTATACTGAAGAGCAAATTAAGATAATGGAAGGCTTAGCTACTGAAATATGTTATCCTGTTTATGAATA